GTAAAATTACTGAAGAGCAACTTACTTATCTTAAAACCTTAGACATTAGAAAAAATACAGGAAACTGGTCTAGTGTTGATAATTATTTGTTAAAAGATGATAAAATAAAACCTATTAAAGATTTTTTTATTAGATCATTAAATGAATACTGGGATGCTTATGTTTGTCCTAAAAATGATGTAAAACCTGCTATTACACAAGCATGGATGAATTATAGTAATCCTAATGAATTTCATCATGAACACAGACATCCCAATTCGTATATATCTGGAGTATTTTACGTTCAGTCTGAAGAAAGTGATCAAATTGTTTTTAGCCGTGATACATATAAACAAATAGATATACCACCAAGGGAAGATAGTTTCAATATAGTTAATTCAAGTTCATGGTGGATGCCCGCTACACAGTACAGGCTTTATCTTTTTCCATCAAGTACTTCTCATTTTGTAAAGAATGTAACTGCGCAATCAACGAGAATGAGTATAGCATTCAATACATTTCCTGTTGGACACGTAGGTGATAATTGGGATTTGACGGAGTTAATTATATAATGAATTTAGATATTAAATCATACTTTAAAGAATATGAAAACTTTTTTAGTGATGAGGTATGTGATCAAACTGTAAAATACCTAAAAGATGTGAGCTGGTATGAACATACGTATCACAACAGTAGGACAGGGGAGTTTAGTTCTACACAAAATGAATTAGATGTTTCTTGGGACACAACACCAAATTACATGGAGCTTCAGAATAAACTCTGGGATGCTATACATGATTATGTTAAAGAAATAAATGTTCCATGGTTTGAAAGTTGGAATGGATATAGTGGTCTAAGATTTAATAAATATAACGTCGATACAAATATGAAGTTACATTGTGATCATATACATAGTTTGTTTGATGGTGAGAGAAAAGGTGTTCCCGTTCTCACTATTTTAGGTGTATTGAACGATGATTACGAAGGTGGGGATTTAGTTTTATGGGAAGATACTTATATGAGACCTAAAAAGGGATCAGTGTTAGTTTTTCCATCTAATTTTTTGTATCCTCACAAAGTAGATACGATAACTAAGGGAACAAGATATTCATTTGTGTCTTGGGCTTGGTAGTAATTAGGAGATAAAATGGCACATTTCGCAGAGTTGGATGAAAATAATAAAGTTATTCGCGTTATTGTTATAGATAACAAAGATACTTCAGATGCCAACGGTGTAGAAAAAGAATACATCGGCCAAGCATTTTGCGAAAGATTGTTTGGTGGTACTTGGAAACAGACCAGCTATAGTGGAAGTTATAGAGGAAGATATGCAGGTCCGGATTTCACATATGATGAAGATCTAGATGAATTTTTGCCTCCTGCACCTGATGAACTTCAACAATGGAATTCTGAAGATGGTGTTTGGGAGCCAACAGTTCCTATGCCTGATGATGGTAAACAATACGTGTGGGATAGCCCTTCACTTGCTTGGATCGAGTTTGATCCTGATACCATGTAATTTGCCTGTCACCTCTGATTATAAATATAACAAAAAGTCAGAGGTGATTTCATGGCAGCCCCTTCCAGCAGAACTGAATTCAAAGAGTATTGTTTACGTCAATTAGGAAAGCCTGTAGTTGATATTAACGTAGATGATGAACAAGTCGAAGATAGAATCCAAGATGCTTTAGACTACTATGCAGACTATCACTTTGATGGTTCTGAACGTGTATTTATTAAGCACCAAGTTACAGCAGCAGATAAAACTAACGAATATATCTCACTAGACGAAACAGTCCTCGGTGTCGTAGGTGTGTTTGACATTGGTGACGCTATCCAATCTTCCAATCTGTTTAACATTCGTTATCAGATTCATCTAAACGACCTTTTCGATTTTACTTCAACAACTTATGTTCCTTACGTAACTGCGATGCGTCATGTTGAACAGTTAGAAGAAATCTTTGTTGGAAAAAAACCTATCCGTTATAACCGCCATGTCAATCAGTTGAAAATTGATATGGATTGGGATAACGATGTAGCTACTGGCAATTACGTTATCATTGACTGTTACAAGATTACAGACCCAACAACATACAATGATGTGTGGAAAGATCGTTGGTTAAGAAGATATGCTACTTGCCTTATCAAAGAACAATGGGGTAACAATCTCAAAAAGTTTGAAGGTATGCAACTTCCAGGTGGTTTGACTTTCAACGGTCAAAAGATCTATGAGGAAGCAATCGAGGAGAAACGTCAACTAGAAGATGAGATGATATCAAGCTACTCACTTCCAGTTTCTGACATGACAGGTTAATATGTTAAACGCTTACTTTAACAATTATGCGTATGCTCGTGAACAGGATATCCTTGAAGATTTAATCCTCGAGTCAATAAAGATATACGGACACGATGTCAAATACCTACCAAGAACTCGAGTTGCCACAGATCATCTGTTTGGCGAAGATCCCTTGTCTACGTTTGATGAAGCAATTAATGTTGAAATGTATGTTAAGAGTGTCGAAGGGTTCGAAGGTGACGGTCAGTTCCTATCTAAGTTTGGTCTCGAGATCAGAGACCAAGTTGTACTAACTGTTGCACGTAAGCGGTTTGATCAAGCAATCACATCACCTAAGATTATGTCCGAAGTTGGATATAACATCACATTCGAAGATGGGGACAATGATGCTCCATCTCGTCAAAACCTATCTGGTTCTCAAGCTACTGAGTCATGGGTACAGGAAGGTGATGATTACACAAACACTCTCAATAGACCGCAGGAAGGCGATCTAATTTACATTCCTGTTGTTGAAAAAATCTTTGAGATTATGCATGTAGACTACACTCCAACATTCTATCAGACAGGAAGGCTTCAAACATACGATATCCGCTGTGAAGTATTCGAATATAGCTCAGAACGTATCAATACCGGTAACACAGTTATCGATGCTATTGAGACTGAGTATACATTGGATACTCTTGGCTACCAGTTTACACTGGAAGATGCATCTGGTGTACTCCAATCTGAAGACGGTGGAACATTTTTACAAGAGTTCCAAATTGAAACTCAAGATAGACAAGCAAATAACACGTTCTACACATCTACTGTTGCAATGGATGGCATTATTGACTTCAGTGAACAGAATCCATTTGGGGAGATAGATAGGTACTAATGTTTGGCTCTACTTACTATCACGGAGTAATCCGCAAATATATAATCACATTTGGAGCAATGTTCAGCGACATTGATGTCCAACGGTTTAATTCATCTAATGAAAGAATTCAAACTCTTCGTGTTCCGATTGCATATGGACCTAAAGAAAAGTTTCTGGTGAGATTATCTCAAGATCCCAACTTTGATCAAGAGGTTGCTGTTTCTCTTCCAAGAATGTCTTTCGAGTTAACCAACATGAGTTACAATCCAACTCGTAAACTGCCATCTACTCTCAGAGATTACAGAACTCCATCTACATCAGATCCTAACAAAGTATCGTCTCTGTATACACCGGTACCATATGATTTCAATATTGCATTATCTGTATTTGTAAAGAATGCTGATGATGGAGTACAGATACTTGAGCAAATTATTCCTTTCTTTGCTCCTGAATGGACTAATAGTTTAAAATTAGTTTCTGGCATAGATATGTCAGTAGACGTTCCAACAGTACTTAATGATATCACAACAGAAGACACGTACGAGGGAGACTTCGCTACTAGAAGAGCTCTGATACATACTCTTAACTTCACAATGAAAGGATACATCTTTGGACCAACACGTACTACAGGTGTTATTAAACGCGCTACCATTAATACCGGCATTGATACTGGCAATGATATTACTAACTCCACGGTAACAATTGACCCAGGATTGACAGCCAATGGAACTCCTACCTCGGTTTCGAGTAACTCGGTAGACAGAAGTCAAATAGATGAAAATGATGATTACGGATTTATCGAGGATATAGATTTCTCTACAAGTGGCAACTAATGATGAAAACAAAACTCGAAAAGAACTTTGAACAGATCTTTGATCTACCAGAAGGTGAATCACTAGCTAAAGTAGAGAAGTTCGTTCCTTCTGCACATGATAAATGCGGTACTGTTGATTGTTGTGGTACCTGTGACATGGCAGAGGTCAGTACAAATGTTGAAAACCCTGACATTGAGTCAGACTATAAGTATGCAAGGGAAAACTTGTACAACGTAATAGAAAGAGGCTCAGACGCATTAGATAACCTAGTTGCGATAGCACAGGCTAGTGAGCACCCCCGAGCATACGAAGTTGTTGGTACACTGATAAAGACTCTAACTGATGCTAACAAAGATCTACTGGAAATTCAAGGCAAGGTTAAGAAG